AGAATTAGACGCTATTAAATTAATATCTGATAATCCTATATGGGAACCACCAACTCCAGAAATAATTTAATCGAGATAAAAAATGGCAGCTAATAATCAATTTATCAGCAACTTTAGAGAAAGTTCTGCGGAAAATAACGTAGATCTTGGGGTTAAATTTGTTACTAAAGAATATTTAATTGATGTTTATCCTTATTTAAGCGGATTAGGTAATATACAATTTGCTGGTTTATTTAGTTGGGGAAATAATTCTATTGGTCAAATAGGAGATAATACAACAACCGATAAAAGTTCTCCGTTTCAAACAATAGCATATGGAACTAATTGGAAACAAATATCAACAGACCATAATTCCACAGCTGCGATAAAGACGGACGGAACTTTATGGCTTTGGGGTAGAAATAGTTCTGGTCAATTAGGAGATAATTCAACAACTAGCAGAAGTTCTCCAGTTCAAACTATAGCATTCGGTACTAATTGGAAACAAGTTTCTTGCGGTTATCTCCATACAGCTGCGATAAAGACGGACGGAACTTTATGGACTTGGGGACATAATAATGGCGGACAATTAGGAGACAATACAAGAACAAATAAAAGTTCTCCAGTACAAACTATAACATTCGGTACTAATTGGAAACAAGTATCTTGCGGGTATCATACAGCAGCAATAAAAACTGATGGAACTTTATGGACTTGGGGATATAATCTTTATGGTCAATTAGGAAACAATACAGCAAATAGTACGAGTTCTCCAGTACAAACAATTGCATTTGGGACTAACTGGAAACAAGTTTCTGCAGGTCAAGATCATACAATAGCAATAAAGACTGATGGCACTTTGTGGGCATGCGGGGGATATAATAACGACGGGCGATTAGGAGATAACTCAACAACTCCAAAAAGTTCTCCAGTTCAAACAATTGCATTTGGAACTAATTGGAAACAAGTAGATGCCGGCAGAAGTCATACAGCAGCAATAAAGACGGATGGAACTTTATGGACTTGGGGAGATAATACTGGTGGACGACTAGGAGATAATACAACAACTCCAAAAAGTTCTCCAGTTCAAACAATAACATTCGGAACTAATTGGAAACAAGTATCTACTGGAGCACATACAGCCGCAGTTAAAACCGATGGAACTTTATGGGTATGGGGAAGAAATATGTATGGTCAATTAGGAGATAATACAACAACTCCAAAAAGTTCTCCTGTTCAAACAATAACATTCGGAACTAATTGGAAACAAGTATCTTGTGGATATTTTCACACAGCGGCCATTCAAGAAATGGGGGACGATTTTTGATAAAACTTCTCCAAGCGGATAATTTCTATAATCAAGCCGATGTTGATCATATATTTAATTGTACAAATAATTTACAATATATAGAAAAAGAACACGGGTTTGAAATAGATCAATTCAATCTAGTAATACCAGGATTAGATTCTGTATTTTCTAAATTCGTCGGAGAAGAAGTATCTGTTGATGAAGAAAATTCAGGAATATTCAGAAAACCGAATCTGAGAATACATTTCGAAGGATTTGATTCTATGAAAGAATGGATTTTTATATTAGCATTAGAACCTACAACATTTAATTTATATCATCATTTAAGTGGAGCAAAAACCGCATTGGATGAATATAGATTTGATTATAATAATTTACTCGATTGGGATATTCATACTAATATATTATTAGAACCCAATCAAGGAATAATTTTTAGACCTTGGCTATTTCATAGTTTAACTCATCAAAGATTGATACAATTATACAGATTAAAAGGAAAAGATAATGGCTAAGATAGGATTTACAACTTCAGACGGCTCTGATCTTGGAAATTTGTTAGTACCAAGAGACATTTTCTCAGAAGGCGGATTATGGCTTTGCGGGTATAATAATAATGGTCAATTAGGCGATAATACAAGAACAAATAATAGTTCTCCTGTTCAAACAATTGCTCGGGGATCTAATTGGAAGCAAGTTTCTAGCGGCAGAAATCATACAGCAGCCATAAAGACCGACGGGACTTTATGGACTTGGGGGAATAATGCCGGTCAATTAGGTGATAATTCAATATCAAGTAAAAGTTCTCCTGTTCAAACAATATCATTTGGTACTAATTGGAAACAAGTCGCTGCTGGGGCTACTTACACAGCTGCTATAAAGACCGACGGGACTTTATGGACTTGGGGAACTAATACCTATGGCAATTTGGGAGATAATTCAATAACAGGTAAAAGTTCGCCAGTTCAAACAATGACGTTTAGTAATAATTGGAAACAAGTAGCTTGCGGATACCACACAGCGGCAATAAAAACAGACGGAACATTATGGTTGTGGGGAAGAAACGATAATGGTCAATTAGGTAATAATACGGCGAACAATACAAGTTCTCCAGTTCAAACTATAGCTTTTGGGGTTAATTGGAAACAAGTTTCCGCGGGAAGATATCATACAGCCGCGATAAAGACAGACGGAACTTTATGGTCTTGGGGGCAAAATACTAGCGGTCAATTAGGCGATAATACAACAACGACTAAAAGTTCTCCGGTACAAACGATAGCTTTCGGCACTAACTGGAAACAAGTTTCTTGCGGAGATAATACAGCTGCGATAAAGACAGATGGAACTCTATGGGTTTGGGGCACTAATTTATATGGTCAATTAGGCGATAACACAACAACGACTAAAAGTTCTCCAGTACAAACTATAACATTTGGGACTAACTGGAAACAAGTAGCTGCCGGTTATTTGAATACAGCTGCGATAAAGACAGATGGAACTCTATGGACTTGGGGGGATAATAGTAGAGGACAACTCGGAGATAATACAATAGCAGGTAAAAGTTCTCCAGTACAAACTATAGCTTTTGGAACCAATTGGAAACAAGTTTCAACTTCAGTTATGGGCGGATATAATACTGTAATAGTAAAAGACGATATATAAGTTAATATAAATATCTTTGTGATTTTTATTATGGAACTTTTATATGAACAAAAAATACTATTTTATTTCAGGGTTGCCTCGCTCAGGAACAACCCTTCTTTCTGCAATCCTTAATCAAAACCCTAAATTTCAAGCATCTATTTCTGGTCCTCTAGCTAGATTTACTAGAGCTATAATAGAACAATCTTCAGCTATGTCTGGTTATAGACATCAATGTCCTCCAGATAAACGTAAAAAAATTATTGAAGGTATCTTTGATAATTATTATGATACTCCAAATAAAGAAGTCTTTTTTGATACTAATAGAGGATGGGGATTACTAACTCCGTTTCTGAAAGACATTTATCCTTATACAAAACTTATCATGTGCGTAAGAGATTTAAATTGGGTTCTTGATTCTTTTGAAACTTTATATAGAAAAAATCCATACGATAAATCTCTTATGATTCCGGATGAATTTTCATCTACCGTTTATTCTAGATGTGATTATCTGATGAGAGAAGATTCTACAATAGGATTCGCTTATCTATCTCTTAAACAAGCGATAACTTCAGAAGAAAAGAATATGATTATGTTAGTTGAATATGAACAACTTTGTAAAAATCCAGAAGGTATGATGAAAGCAATATATAACTTTATTGATCAACCCTATTATCAACACGATTTTAATAATGTAGAATCATCTCATGACGAATTTGATGCTGATGTTAATATAAAAGGTTTACATACAACTCGAAAAGAAGTTAAATGGATAGAACGTCAAATGATATTACCTCCAGATATTCAGCATAAATTTAAAGACCTAGAAGTTTGGCGATATTAAATGAAAGAATGCGGGGAATGTACAGCTTGTTGCGATGGCTGGTTGATTTCTAATTCATACGGAAATAAATTCGGTAATGGTATCCCTTGCGTATTTTTATGTAATAAAAAATGTTCTATATATAACACAAGACCCAAAACTTGTTCAACATATCAATGCGCATGGAGTCAAGGATTATTTCCGGATTGGATGAAGCCAACTGAAAGTAAAGTTCTAATATCAGTTGAAATTGATTCAAACAAAAAACAATTTCTGAAAGTCATACAGATGGAAAATGATATAGAACAAAAAATTATAGAATTTATTGATAGTTGGGTTAAAGAAAATAATACATATTATATAATACAAGGTGATAAAAATGAAAATTAATATTGGCGGCGGGTTAAAACGTTTTGATGGATTTTTAAACGTAGATTGTGACGAATTAACCAATCCAGATTTTATTGTAAATTTAAATAAAGATAAATTACCATTCGAAGATAATTCAGTAGAAGAAATTAAAGCTCATCATATTCTAGAACATATTGGAGATGGATTCTTATCTCTTATGCAAGAGATTTATAGAGTATGTAAAGATGGGGCTATTATTGATATTGAAGTTCCTCATCATAGACATGAAAATTATTTCGGAGATCCTACTCACGTTAGACCAATAACAGTCGAAATGTTTAAGAAATTCAGTAAGAAATATAACCGTTGGCATATTGATACATATGGTTCAGCTTCTGGATTCGGACTTACTTTAAATGTTGATTTTGAAGTATTAGAATTTGATTATATCATAGAAAATAGATATCTTCCTCTAGTAGAACAAGGAAGGTTTGAAGAAATTCAAGAAATTTCAGAAAGGTTTAATAACGTTTATAGCGATACTAAAATTAAACTAGTTGTGGTGAAAGATGACAACTAAAATGGGAATTTCTGATTTAGAACCAATAATTTTAACTTTAGAAAAATTAAAGAAAAAAGAATTAGCTGTTGAAATCCTAGAAACTTTTTCTAAATTTTCTAGATCATATGATGAATATGATAATATTGCTAAATGTTTCTTTAGATTAAAAGATTATAGTTCTGCAATAGAATACGGTTTGAAAGCTTTGGTATTAGCTCCAGATAGCCAGCGTTTATATTTCGCTAGGGAAAATTTAATTAATGTATATCAACATGCAAATTATCCAGAAATAGCTTTAAAATATATTGAACAAAACGAACACGTTATTCCTAATAATGTAGATAATCTATTAGCTAAAGCTTATTCATATTATCTATTAACTAGAAGGGATGAAGCAGAAGAAATCTTACAAAATTTATTATCAAACTTTGAATTATCTGAAGAAATAGAAACTAAAGTTAAATTTAATCTAGGGACTTATTATCTCTATAGAGACGAATTTCAAAAAGGGTTGAGGTTGTTCTTAGAAGAAGGCGCAAAGATGAAGGTTTGGAATACCGAATCTATTTTTGCTAGGAATAATAATCTAAATCTAGAAACATTTAATAATAAAATAAAAGCTCAATCGTTTAAAAAATGGGACGGAATTCCTAGACCTGGGGCAGCTATTATAGTTCATGCAGAAGCTGGAATAGGGGATGAAATAATCAATTTCAGGTTTATGAAACGACTTACTGATTTAGGAATGATTCCTTATTGGTATAATTCTTATCCAGAAAGATCTGATATATTAAAAGTTTTTGAAAGACAAGGATTTAATGTAATAAGAAAATTATCCGAAGTTTCTGATTCCGATGTCTACTATACTCAATCTATGCATTTACCGATAGATCTAAATCTAGAATATAAAGATCTATGGTATGGGCCTTATATAACAGCAGATAAATCTTTTATAGAAAAATGGAGTCATATAAAAACCAGCGGAAAATTAAAGATTGGTATTAGATGGCAAGGAAATCCTTTCTATGATAATGATTTACATAGATCAGTTGATTTAAAAGGAATATATGAATCTTTAAAACATGTAGACGCAGATTTTTATTCATTACAAAAGGATAACGGATTAGAAGAATTATCAGATTTTCCTGGACTTATTGATCTTGGGGATAAATTAAATTCCTGGGAAGATACACTAGCTGTAATAGAAAATTTAGATCTTGTTATTACAAGTTGTACTTCAGTAGCTCATGCTTCTGCTGCTATGGGTAAAAATACTTGTATTTTCGTACCTATTTCTGCTTATTATGTTTGGTCTCATTCTATGGAAAAATCTCCTTGGTATGGCGATAATGTATTTTTATTCAGACAAGAATCTCCTAGAACTTGGAAAGAACCGTTAGAAAAATTAAAGGAATCTTTATTTAATGTAATCTAAAATAGCGCAAGAATATTTCTGATAATGCTCTTTTAAATTATCTTGCATAGGAATCCATTCAATATATTGTTCTGGATTTTCTATGCCTTTTTTTATACAAACTTCTTTCGCTACATCGTAAAAAGATTTTGGAATTCCGGTTCCAACATCATATATACCGGAATCGTTTTCTTTTATTAATTTTAATTTGGTATTAATAACATTATCTACCGATATAAAATCTCTGTAATATTCTACAGAACCTTCAAATAATTTTATTTTTCCATATTCATTTAATTGACTTGTAAATTTATTATATGGACTAGATTGATCACCTTTATGTTCTTCATTTGGTCCATATACATTGAAATATCTTAATCCTTGTAAAAGTTTAGGAGGTTTTCTGGATTTAATAACTAAATCTGCAACATAATCAACTTGTTGTTTTGATTTTGCATATAAATTTAAAGGAGCGGTTTCTTTATTAGGATTACTCCATTCTTCTTTTGAAGGGTTTCCATAAACGGAAGCAGAAGATGCGTATTGCAATGGTATATTATTAGTTCTGCAATAATATATTAATTCCCACGAGCAATTTACGTTTTTATGAAATAAAGATTTCCAATCAGTTTCTATAGTTGATGATATAGCTCCTTCATGAAATATCATAGATATATTTTCTTTATAATAATCAATATTTTCATAAAAATAATCGGCATAAGAAAATATTACAGGCAAATCTTTAAGATAATCTCTATATATGAAATCTACCGCTAAGATATCCGTTTCGCCCCTTTTAATAAGTTCTAAAATTAAATTTGAACCTATAAATCCACTCGCTCCAGTAACTACAATCATAAAGCTCCTATAATATTATATAAATAATAATTGTATATAGTTTTAATTAGGAAATAAAAATGGCAGTAGTAAAAAATTTAACTGTTGATCAGTATTCCACATACGAAAGAACAGTTATTCTTCTAGATTCAAATAAATCTCCATTTGATTTAACCGGATATACAGCTAATTCCCAAATTAGAAAATCTCATAATCAAGAAGTAGCAGCTACATTTATCTGTAGTATAGAAAATCCAGCTAATGGAGCTATAAATATAACACTACCATATAGCGCGACAGCAAATATATCTCCAGGAAAATATATGTATGATATTTTAATATATTCTACTTCTCTTGGAATTAAAACTAGAGCAGTTGAAGGAACTTTAGAAATAACTCCAAATATAACAAAATAAATGGATATACGTTTTATAAAAATTTCTGAATCGTCTAATACAATAAAAGAAGTTATTGTACAAGATTCTTCCGATCAAAGTTATATAAAATTCGTTGAAATTTTGCGTTCTGCTAATGCTATAAACGATATCGAATTAATCTAATTTCTTTTTATAAATAGTATATTACCAATACCAAAGAAGAATTAAAATGGCTCAAATAAGATCTAGACAAGAATTAAAAGATTATTGTTTAAGAAGATTAGGGTATCCTGTAATCGAGATAAATGTATCAGAAGATCAAATAGAAGATAGAATAGCTGACGCTTTCCAATATTATACAGATTATCACTATGATGCAGTGGAAACTATGTATTGGAAACACGAAGTTACTCAACAAGATATTGAAAATAAATATCTTACCGTTGATGATGGTATCATAGGTATAACTAGATTATTCCCTCTATCATCTACTTGGACTAAATCTTATATGTGGGATATAAGATATCAATTAAGGCTCCATGAATTATGGGACTTTACTTCAGTGAATATGCTTAATTATACAATGACTATGCAACACCTTCGCTCTCTGGAATTATTATTCAGCGGAGAAATTCCAATCAGGTATCAAAGACATACTGATAGAGTATATCTTGATCTTTCTTGGGGAAGTTCCGAATTACCAGAAGGAACTGTAATAGTTCTAGAAGGATATAAAATGATAGATCCTGAAGTATATACAAAAGTATATGACGATAGATGGATTAAAAGATATGCAACTGCCCAAATAAAAAGGCAATGGGGCGAAAATCTTCGTAAATTTAGAGGAATAACTCTTCCAGGGGGAGTTCAATTAAATGGCGATTCAATATATGAAGATGCCAGAACGGAAATTATACAATTAGAAACTGAAATGCAAAATTCTTACGAATTGCCTCCACAATTTATGATAGGATAATTTAATGACTTCTCCGTATTTTAGAAATTATAGTTCGGAACCAGAACAAAATCTAGTCGAAGATCTAATACATGAAGCAGTTAGTATTATGGGATTTGATGGATATTATATACCAAATACTAATGAAGCGTCAAGAGATTTGCTATACGGAGATGATCCTCTGAAAGTTTTCACTGACTCATACTCAATAGAATTATATCTATCTAATTCTGTAGACGCTGGCGTGAATAACGACTTTTTTACGAAATTTGGTCTTGAAATAAAAAATAATACTAGAGTCCAATTACCCAGAAGAGCATTTAGCGCTGTTCCTTATTCTAGGCCAAGAGAAGGCGATCTAATTTATATACCATTCTTATCTGGTACTGGAGAATTATATGAAATTAAATACGTTAATGATGCGACAGATTTTTTCACTTTAGGTAGAAAACAACCTTATAGCTGGGAATTAGAAATAGAATTGTTTAAATATTCTCACGACAAGATTGATACAGGTTTGGATGAAATCGATTTCGTTAATGAATTTGATGCTTATGCTATAGAATATACATTAGGTTCTGGAAACGACATAGATTATACAATAAGGGAAATAGTATATCAAGGCAATACCTATGCAAATGCTATATGTACAGCTACTCTACAAGAATGGAACTCTCCAAACAATACAATAAAACTAACTAATATATCAGGAACCTTTGTTTCTAATTCAAATATAATAGGAAATTCTAGCGGAGCTTCTTATATTATGGTTGATTACGATGAATTTAGTAATCCTCAAATACGAGAAGTTTGGGATAATAAAGTTGTTGAAGACGAAGTTTTTAATATTATTGATACTTCAGAAACTAACCCATTCGGTACTTTATAATGTCAACCTTAACTCACTACCATAAATCCATAAGAAAAATTACAGCAGGGTTTGCTTCTCTTTTTAATAACATAATGTTAATTAGAGAAAATACTGATGGAAGCGAAAATCAGAGAATTATAGTTCCTCTAGAATTTGCAGATAAAGAAAAATATATTAAACGTCTACAAGGCGATCAAGAATTAGATAAAAAGGTTCAAATAACTTTACCTAGGATGTCTTACGAACTTAACGGGTTTAGGTACGATGCAGCTAGAAAATTAAATACAAATAATAAAACTTTTGGTTCTATTGAAGATAAAACTTTTTTTCAATATAATCCTGTTCCTTATGATTTCGATTTTTCTTTAACGATTTATACAAGAACGATAGAAGATGGAAATCAAATACTAGAACAAATTATACCTTACTTCGCGCCAGATTATACTATAAAAATAAATATGGTTCCTGAGTTAAGTATAATAAGAAATATACCGATAGTTCTTAATCAAATTCAAAGTCTTATAGATTCTGGCGGTCTATTCAATACAGAAGCTCGGACAGTTTTTTGGACTTTATCTTTTACAGCGAAAGCTTTTATTTTCGGCGGAATGAGAGACGTTTCTTCTTCTATAATAAAGAATCAAACTCTACATTTTACCTCTAATATGACTACGAATATAATAGAAGCCCCTGAGTTGGTATTTTCGTATCAAATGGTATCGGGCGGATATGGTGGATACAAATATAATGAAGTTGTGTATCAAGGAATTAATTTAGATAATTCTTATTTTTCGGCTAGAGTTTATTCATGGGATTCTGTTAATAATATATTAGTATTATACCTCCAAAAAGGCGATATTAAAATAAATCAACCTTTAATCGGTAAAGAAACTTTATCTAATTTTATCGTTGAAAGTCAAACTCAAGGTTCTGCTAATGCAGTAACTATAATTCAAACATTAAACCCAACAAACGCAACAGCTAATTCTAACTGGACAGTTAATACAGCAATAATAGGATATTAATTATTATGAAAACTTTTGATGAAAAAATGGAGAATTTTTTCAATGTGGAATCTTCTAAAGAAGAAAATGTACCAACAATTTATGAAAATAATAATCCAGCTCCAGCAGTATTTGAAGATTTAGAAAAAGATCTTAAAGCGGATTACGAAAAAACCAGAGAAAACCTCGACGAATTAATAGAAAAAGGTAAACATGCTCTTGATGATATTCTATCTATAGCTCGAGAATCTGAAAGAGGAAGAGATTTTGAAGTTGCCGCAACTCTATTGAAAACAGTAGTTGATGCTAACGAAAAAGTAATAGACCTTCATAAAAAAATACGCGAAATAACTAACCATAAAACAAAAGAAAATACAACCATAAAAAATGCTTTGTTTGTTGGTTCTACTGCAGAACTAGCTAAAATGGTTAAAGAATTGAAAACGAAGGATATTACTCCATGACAGTAGAAAGTTCCTATCGCGCCAATCCTCTATTAAAAAGAGAAGGCGTCAGTTTTGAATTCAACGAAGAACAATTATCTGAATATATCAAATGTTCTAACGATCCAATATACTTTATAGAAAATTATGTAAAAATCGTCCATGTTGATAGAGGCGTAATTCCTTTTGATATGTGGGATTTCCAAAGGGATATGATCAATACATTTAATGATAATAGATTTAGTATTGTTAAATGTCCTCGTCAGGTTGGAAAAACAATTTCTTCTGTTTCTTATATCTTATGGTTATCTCTATTCAATCCAGACCAAAATATTGCTATTCTTGCGAATAAAGGCGATCTTGCGCAGGAAATTTTAGATAGATATCAATTAGCATATGAAAATCTTCCTATGTGGCTTCAGCAAGGAATTAAAGTATGGAACAAACGTAATGTAGAATTAGAAAATGGTTCGAAAGTATTAGCCTCAGCAACTTCTTCTAATGCTATTCGAGGAGGATCCTTTACTCTAGTATTCCTTGATGAATTTGGATTCGTTCCTAATAGTATAGCAGAAAATTTCTTTACATCAGTTTATCCTGTAATATCATCAGGTAAAACTACTAAGATGATTATCGTTTCAACTCCAAACGGTATGAATCTATTCTATAAAATGTGGACTGATGCTCTAGCGAAAAGAAACGAATATAATACTTTTAGTATTCACTGGTCGATGGTTCCTGGTAGAGACGAAAAGTTTAAAGAACAAACTATTAAAAATACAAGTTTGAGGCAATGGAATCAAGAATTTGAATGCGAATTCCTAGGTTCAACTAATACTCTTATTGCTGGAGAAAAATTAGCTTCTTTACCATATAAAGAACAATTAACAGAATATTCTGATATGATTGTTTATGAAGAACCTATAAAAGAAACATATGATGAATATACAGGTAAATTAGAATCTAAAGAACACGTCTATGTTATTAATGTTGATGTATCTGAAGGTAAAAATTTAGATTACTCTGCATTTTCTGTTATTGATGTTTCATGCATGCCTTATAAACAAGTTGCTGTATATAGAAATAATGCTATACCAACAATATTATATCCTTCTATAATTAAAGCAAGCGCGGAATATTTTAATAATGCATATGTATTAATTGAAATAAATAATACTCCTCAAGTTGCGGACGTTTTAATAGAAGATCTAGGATACGAAAACGTATTTAGAGTTAAATCAGGTAATAAGAAAGCTCAACAAATTTGTTTACAATGGGGTAAAAATACTGCCTCAGGAGTTAAAATGACTCCATTAGTAAAACGAATTGGTTGTTCAATGTTAAAAACTTTAATAGAAAACGATAAACTTGTATTAAATGATTTTGAAACAATATCTGAATTAACAACATTTGTTCAAGAAGGACCATCATATAGAGCTGAAGAAGGTTGTAATGATGATTTAGCAATGACTCTAGTTTTGTTTGGATGGTTATCTACACAAAAAGTATTTAAAGATATATTAGAACATGATCTAAGGAAACAATTACAAGCTGAACATTTTGAAGTACCGGATGAAGAAAACTTACCTGTTATTTCACCAACTAATGGAAAAGAAATTCCTCATTTCATAGAAGATGATTCTGTTTGGGTTTTCGGTAGTTCAAAAACTTCTTATGATGAATTTCTTAATTCTTTCTTTGATAATAACGGTACTATGTTTTAATTAAATCGTTGCTAAACGGTGAATTGAGAATACTATGCCCTGACTCGGACAAAGTATTCTCTTTTTATGCTAAACGGAGCCATTTTGAATTTTCTGTAAGCAAACCTAATTATAGGAGTAGGCGGTTGGGCTGTACCTTTTACTGCTGCTATGCTAATCCCAGCGGCATATTTTAATAACACACAGAACAATCATTAAAATATATATTCTTTTTTATTGACAATAGGAAATCTCGACCTTCGAATAATTTCCCTGTCTAGGAAGATTTACCGATTGACTACGGAAGGATACAAAAATGGTCCTCTTGACCGAAAGGTAGGTATTTCGGTGGCGTACTAGATTTTTCGAACGATAAATATCGAACGCAAGTCGTCTTTATTTTATATTATTTATAGGCGTTAAAAAGTCCATTTTACTAAATAATATTAGTATATTTTATTCATTTTTTTATAAAGGAGAAGATGATTTATGGCTATAAATGTTATAAACCAAGTTAGTCCAGGTATCGTAATAAACGAATTGGATTTAACTCAATCAACTGTACTTCCTGGATCTCCGACGATAGGAGCATTCGTTGGGGAATTTTCTTGGGGTCCAGTACACAAACCAACTTTAGTATCCAGCTCAGGGCAATTAAATACTTTATTCAGATCGCCTACAAACAATTTAGCAGTTTCTGATATCGGAAGTTCTTATTTCACTTGTTCAAACTTTCTTGGATATAGCTCTAGCTTATTATATGTTGTTAGAGAAGCTTCCGATGATTCTAGAAATTCTTATGGATTAACTGGAATTTATACAACATTAAAACAAGGAAAAACTTCTTCTAATGCTGCAATATTAGGTGCTACTACAGAAGAAAATATCATTACTTTAAGTTATAATACATTTACTGCTAATGTTATACCTGAGATGTTAGTTTATAAAAATCCTTATAATAACATCTTAACTAGAACAGAAAAATTTGATGTTAGTCCTTGGGACAAAGGTCGTACGACTGTAGTTCCTAATACTACAGCCACTTCAGCTCCAGACCTTTCTTCTAATTCTGATCTAGTTTTAGCTACATCTGTACTTGGAACTCATTTTATTGAACGTTCTCAAGGGCCATCGCAAACCAATATCTTACCCACAGAAGGATATATTCTAAACAACGGAGTTGTTACAGGATATCCCTTAGATAGTACAAAACCGATTTGCTATTCCGTATATCTAAAACCATCCGGCGGAATTAGTAACGTAAGAATGGAACTTACAAACAGCCTAAAAACATCAATAGGATTCAAGGCTGATTTTAAATTAACTGGTTCTGGCGTTCAGGGTAATACTTATAGTTACGGCACAACAAGAAACTACGCAAACAATTCGTCAATTACTTCCGTTGGAAATGATTGGTATAGATGTTCTGTAACTGCTACTGTAGGATCAGATTCTGCAAATAATGGTTTCCATAAGTTTACGGTTTTAGCAGCGAATAACTCGTCATACACTCCTTGGATTGGAAACGGTACTACCCAAGGATTATATATTTGGGGCGCTCAAGCAGAACAAGCCATTTCAGGAACTTCTGGTCCAACTGATTATACCGGTAATGATACAACTGCAAAATTATCTCCAGAAATTCTTCTTGGTACTGTATTAGATGCTACTAACGATTCTAGTAACGTTTCTATACTATTACAAGATTTTCTTCCTGTTGCTGTGTCAGCTGGAGAACGAATATCGTTTAAGTCAGTAGCTTATACCAGCGATTTAAATATAAAAAATATCGACGACTTTAATTCAAAGGGCGTATTTAATAACGATGCTTATGCTAAGTATGGTCCTTTCGTAGCAAAATATCCAGGTAAAATGGGAGATTCTATTAAAGTTAGCGTTTGTTCATCTGCTTCGAAATTTGGCATCTGGAAAGATCCTGTAACTGATTATGATTATTCTACTCTTTTCGACGAAGCTCCAGGAACTTCTATGTATGTTCAGGATAGAATTTATTCTGATACTTCTGATGAAATTTACGGCCAAGATGACGAATTACATATCGTTGTTGTAGATAGCAAAGGATTATTCACAGGAAGCCCTGGCACTATATTAGAAAAATTCGTAGCATTATCGAAAGGTTCTGATGTAATAGGTCCGAATGGAAGAAACTATTATTATGTTGATTACATTAATGAATATTCCAACTACATATACGCTTCAGATTTTATTGATCCTCAAAATACGGAATTAACTTGGGGTAAAAAAATTGATCAAGTGGTTAATTTCGCCGGAACTGATAACTATTATGCATCTTTCAATGGCGGATATGATTCTACAACAGATATTTCAAAAATAATTAATGGATGGGATGCTATAAAATCTTCTGAAAATTATGATTATGATCTAGTATTAACTGGTGGATATAGTTCTAATACAACTTTGATGAATCATATTTTTGATAATGTAGTGAATCCGCGTAAAGATTGTGTTATGTTTATTTCTCCAAAATCAGGAGACGTTATAGATAATGACGGATTTGAATCTGATGCTATTCTACAATATGTTTCTGATTTAGGTATAAGTTCTTCTTACGTGTTTATGGATAATAATTGGAAATACCAATATGATCCTAAAATGAAAATTTATCGTTGGGTTCCTTTAAACGGCGATATTGCAGGTTTATGTTCAAGAACTGATAAAAATCAAGATCCTTGGTATTCTCCAGCAGGATACAATAGAGGAAAGATTATGAACGTAACCAAGCTTGGTTGGAACGCTGACAAAACTAATAGAGACCTTCTATACAGAAAAGGCGTTAATCCAGTAATATATCAAACCGGCGAAGGAACTTTATTATTCGGCGATAAAATGCTTTACAATAAAGTCAGCGCGTTTGATAGAATAAACGTCAGAAGATTGTTCTTAACTCTAGAAAAAACTATTTCCAGAGCAGCAAAACTTCAAATGTTTGAAATGAATGATTCTTATACAAGAGCAAGATTCGTTTCTATTGTAGAACCTTTCTTGAGAGAAGTTCAAGGCAGAAGAGGTATTTACGATTTTAGAGTTGTTTGCGACGAAAGTAATAATACTGATTATGTAATAGATACTAACGGATTTATTGCAGACATCTATATTAAACCAGCTAGATCTATTAATTTCATCCAATTGAATTTTATAGCATCTAAATCTGGGGTTGATTTTAACACTTTAGTTCTATAAACAAATAATATAAACGGCCAGGAGCTTTTCCTGGCCGTATAAATATATAAAACATTTAAGGAGAATAATTATGGCGGTATTTAACGTCAACGATTTTATTACATCAATGGCAGCAGATGGTGCAAGACCCAACCTATTTGAAATTACTTTCGCTATGGCTGGGGATAATTTTAATATTAGAGCAAAAGCTACTGCTATTCCAGGTTCTAATATGTCAATGGTCGGAGCTTATTATTTTGGAAGATTGGTTAAATTTGCGGGAAATAGAAATTTTGCAGATTGGTCTGTTAGCGTTTTGGTAGATGAAGGGGATTTTGAAGCCGGAAAAGGTCCTAGAGCTAAATTAGAATCTTGGATGGATTCTTTGAATTCTCATACAAAAAATACAAGAGCAGGCGGTTTTGTTAAAGCAATAGATTATCAAAAAGACGCTACTGTAGTTCAATATGGTAAGACTGGTGAAAAAGCTATAGCTACTTATAAAATGACAGGATGTTTTCCTATAGATATCGGCGCTATGCCATTAGACTGGGGAAATAATAATGCTATTATGGAATTTCCTGTGACTTTTGCTATGCAATATTGGACAAGAGAAGGAATAACGACTTAATTGATTAATAATATATTATAGAGGGAATTATATGGCAGATAAAAGTAGATTCAATCTTTTTGGTTTTAGAATCGGAAAGAAAGAAGATGAAGCCGAACAATTAGTACAACCATCATTTGCTCCGCCTAATAATGAGGATGGGGCATTTACTGTTACTTCTGCGGCACAATTTGGAACATCTGCTATTGATTTAGACGGATCAGCTAAAAACGAAGTAGAGCTAATCACTCGTTATAGAGAAATGGCTATGCAGCCTGAAGTTGAATCCGCTATTGATGATATAGTAAACGAAGCAATCGTCCATGATGATACTGGAAAAAGTGTCAAAATCATCATGGACGATCTCAAACAACCAGATAAAATAAAAACTGCTATAGAAGAAGAATTCAAAACTATATTAAGATTATTAAATTTTGATAATATGGGTTCTGATATATTTCGTAGATATTATGTAGACGGTAGGTTATTTTATCATTTAATTGTTGATATAGAATCTCCCCAAAAAGGAATTCAAGAATTACGATATATAGATCCTAGAAAAATTAGGAAAGTAAGAGAAGTAAAAAAACAAAAAGATACTAATACTGGTATTGATATTATAACGACCACTCAAGAATATTTTGTTTATTCTGAAAGAATTATGAGCGGTCCAATGAGTTCTACCGTAGCTGGTATTAAAATAGCCCCAGATTCCGTAATTAATGTTAATTCTGGGCTAATGGATTCTAAGAGAGGTATGGTTTTATCATACCTACACAAAGCAATTAAACCTCTCAATCAATTAAGAATGATTGAAGACGCCGTGGTTATCTATAGATTAAGTAGAGCACCAGAAAGAAGAATTTTTTATATTGACGTCGGTAATCTTCCTAGAATTAAAGCAGAACAATACGTCAAAGATATTATGACCAAATACAAAAATAAATTGGTCTATGATGCTCAAACAGGAGAAGTTAGGGACGATAGAAGACATCTTTCTATGATGGAAGATTTCTGGATGCCTCGCAGAAGCGATGGAAAATCCACAGAAATTACTACATTACCTTCTGGTCAGAACTTAGGTCAATTAGAAGATGTAAATTATTTTGAAAGAAAATTATATAAATCTTTAAATGTTCCTGTAACTAGATTAGATCCAAGTCAAGCGACTTCTATAGGAAGATCTACAGAAATTACTAGAGACGAATTAAAATTCTCTAAATTTATTGATAAAATAAGAGGAAAATTTTCCGAAATATTCGATCAAGCTCTAAGAGTACAACTAGTTTTAAAAGGAGTTTGTACTGAGGAAGAATGGGGATTATATAAAGAAGATGTTTATTACGATTTTATAAAAGATAATAATTTCGTAGAATTAAAAGAAGCGGAATTAATGCAAGAAAGATTAGGTATTCTTGCTATTATAGATCAATACGCAGGCAAATACTATTCTAAAAAATGGATTTCTGAGAATGTTTTGAGATTCAACGATATAGAAATGGCAGAAATGAAAAAAGAAATGGACGAAGAATCTGCCGAAGATTTCGAAAAACAATCAGAAGATCAACAAAAGCAGATTATGCTTCAACAACAAGCTATTGAGTTACAAAACGAATTAAATCCTAATCCAGAGGCGCAAATTAACGCAGGAGAAGAACCTGCCCCTCCTCAAGAGCAACAAATGAAACCTAGTAATCCATATAACGTAAAATAATAAATAATAAATACTTATAAATTTAGAGGAATTTAAAATGAACGAAAAGGTTAGAAATTCTGTTGATTACGCATTTGACAATAATGTAGCTGATATGCAAGCAGAAATTGAATCAGCATTAGCTTACAAAATTATTAATGCAATAGAACAAGAAAGGATTGAAGTTGCTAAAAGTTTGATTAATGTAGGGGTAACTGAGTCCAAAGAATTGGTCGGAAAACAAAAAAAATTAGATGTAGCTGAACCAAAAGGAAAATTAACATCAGCCGATTTTTCTAAACTCCGTAAGGAATCGGATGAACTTGATGAAAAATTAACTTCAGGTATGTCAGCTTCTGAAGTAATTAGAGATTTCGTTCATTCAGACGATCCTAAGTTCGCAGGAAAATCTAAAGAAGAAAGAATTAAAATGGCTCTAGGAGCTTTCTACGGAATGCGTAAAGAAAAATAAATCTGGAATATTAAAAAATAATGAAAGAAAATAATATTAAAGATTTACCTAATACCCTAATTTTTCAAAAAAAGGGTGTACAACAATTTCCTGGAAATCAGAAAGTTGCTTTGTACTATTGCGAATCTTTGAAAAAATATTTTTCAATAACATACAATAAAACCGGAATTGGATTAACAGAATCTGAATATTCTTTAATAGAAGATCTAAAAAAATTAGAAGAAGTTCAAGAAATTTATTTCGAGAATGGAATTTCTTTAAACATTAATAAAGATTGTGCCGATTTAATAATAGATCTATATGAATCTTTATCTGAAGGAAAAGAAGAATTCGAAAATTTTATAAAAGAATCAGATCAAAACTTTTTAAACCTTTTGGCTTATTCAGTAAAAAATAAGGAAAAAATAAATGCCTAGTTTTACCTACCAAGTATTAAAAGATACTACAAAACAAACAGTTATTAAACTTACAGGAACAGCATTGACTTCCGATGAGAGTAATAGCGCTAGAATAGTAGCAAATACTTTATATAGAGCTTTAGATGCAAATAATAATTTATTAACAAACGGCGGGGTTGCTAAAACTTATTACGGATTATCTGTTTATAGGGTTTGGTATGATGTATCTTTGAACGCTGGCGCTTGTATGTATTTGACATGGAGCGGAGCAAATCAAGTTCCTATCCTAACTATGTCAGGAGCCGGTGAATATAATGCAGCTGGAAATTGGATTGCTATTCAAAATAACAACACAGGCGCTGGAGTTAAAGGGGATATTGGATTATATTCTAATAATGTAACTTCAGGGTGTTATTCAATCATAGTAGAATTGCATAAAGATAATAATTATTATGATGCTGGACAATTAATAGAACCTAATGCATTCAATTACAGACCTTATGGCGTTACTCCTTAATATATGTTAACTTCTAAACAATGTTACGATAAATACGGAAACCCTATAACAGAATCTAATATGATTCTATGGAACGTCCCAAGAGAATTACAATTCACGGCAGTACCGAAAAAAATATATTGTAATAAAGATCTAGTTGCTCCATTAACTAATGCTTTTAAAAATATAATAAAAAATGGACTGCAAGAAGAATTAAAATCTTGGGACGGGTGTTTTAATATAAGAAATAAAAGGCAAGGCGATACTCCTTCTCTACATTCTTGGGGAGTTGCTATAGACATAAATGCAGCTTGGAATAAAATGGGAAAAGTTCCAACGCTATCTGAAGGTTTTGTAAATTGTTTCAAAGAAGCTGGGTTTGATTGGGGCGGCGAATGGGATTCTCCGGACGGTATGCACTTTCAACTAACAAAGATTTAAACGTATGGATAATATAAAAAAATTACTAGAATGTTTTTCTAATAATAAATTAGCAGAAGCAGAATTACATCTCAAGAACATTATATCGGAAAAAGTTTTCAAAAGGTTACAAGAAAAGAAAACTTCTATTGATATTTTAGATTTTGAAGATTCTTCTGTCGATGAACAATTAACTTCTGATTCTATCAATAGAATTGATGCTCAAAAAAGAGCAGTTTCTATAATACATCCTCATCAAAATATAGAAAAAATTGATAGCCATAGAAAAGAATTAGAAAATAAATTAGAAAAATTATCTAAAAGAAAGACTTTATAATAAAAAGGAAAACTAAAATGAAACTATTACGAGAAGATATAGAAGATTTTGAAGTTTTGACTGAATCTACTGCTTCCGGAGCAAAAAATTATTACATTCAAGGTCCATTTATGGAGTTTGGAGTTCCGAACAGAAATGGAAGAATATATCACGAAAACGTGATGATTCCTGCAGTCGAAAAATATATCGAAGAACTTGTTTCTAAGAACAGAGCGGTCGGTACATTAGGTCATGAAGAATCTCCAAGAGTTACAGAGAATAAAATTTCTCATATCATTACAGAATTAAATGTTGTTCGAAAAGGAACCGATAAAGGTGATATTTGGGGTAAAGCTAAAGTATTAGAAACTGCCGCTGGAAAAGAGCTTAAAGCGTTGATTGAAGGCGGGGTTTCGTTCGGTTGTTCTTCTAGAGCTTTAGGCTCTTTAAAAGAAGAAAACGGAATTAAAATTGTTCAACCCGATTTTACTATTGCTTGCGTTGATGCTGTTTTACAACCATCGGGAATTTCTTGTTGGGTAGATGGTATTATGGAAGACGTAGACTGGGTATTTGTTAATGGGCAAGGTTGGGTTCAGCAATATAAAGAAGAAGCTAAAAAAACCATCCATAAAACCAAAAAGAAAGATATTGAAGCCGTAGCTTTAAGAATTTTCGAAACTTATATTAATAGATTATAAGTAATTTATTAAAATATTAATTTTTTATAAATAAATCATATAGAAATATATTTAAATCTAAGGAGATTGTAAATGTCAAAATTAAATTTATCAGAAGCTGCTGCAGAAATCCTAAAGGGTTCTGCTAGTAGTGCTCCAAGAGCTGCTTTTGGGGATGGTTATAAACCCAGCGTAACAGCTCCTCAACAGGCTACAGTAGGAATTGGTACTGCTGGTCACAAAACCACAGACAGTAACTACGATGCAACCAGAGGCGTTCCAACTGCTACTCCTCCTGGAGCAAAACCTCCAGTTGGTTCTGAACCAATGAAGAAACTTAGCTCTCAGCCTCAAGAAAAGGGAGTTTTAAATCAACCAGAAGGTACTGAAACTTCAGACGAAGCTAAAGTAAATCGTAAAAAAGGCCCAATGCCTAAACAAACTTTCTCTGCAAACCCAGGAGCGTCAAAACCTTGCTGCGACGAAGGTGAAGAAGAGGAAGAATGGGATGATGAAGAAGAATACGAAGAAGCTTCTGAAGAAGAAGTTATGGAAGATCTAGAATTAATGGATGAAGAAACTTTCGTTGAAAAATATGGCATGGGTAAAGAAGATGCTGTTTGTCAAATGTCCGGCGAAGAAAAACCAAAAGTTTCTTCTAAGAGCAAAGAAAAGATGAAAGAAGATATTGATGCTATGCTTTATGGAGAAAATCTTTCTGAAGATTTCAAAGTAAAAGCTACAATGATTTTCGAAGCTGCTGTTGAAGCTCGCGTTGAAGAAATTGCAGCAGAATTAGAAGAAAGATTTACACAGGAATTTGAAGAAACTCTAGACGTGGTCAAGGAAGATTTTGCAGGTAAATTAGATTCTTATCTTGACTATGTTGTTGAAAATTGGATGGAAGAAAATAAACTTGCCATCGAAAAAGGACTTCGTACAGAAATCGTAGAAGATTTCATCGGAGCACTACGCAATGTGTTTGTTGAACACTATATTGATATTCCAGAAGAAAGTGTTGATGTTGTCGAAGAACTTGTATCTAAAGTTGAAGATTTAGAAGAACAAGTAAATCAACAAATTCTGAAAAATATTGATCTTAAAAAATCTATCTCTGAACAAAAGAAACTTGAAGCAATTCATGGAATTTGCGAAGGTTTAACTCTTTCTCAAGCTGAGAAAATTAAATCAATTGCAAAAAGCGTAGATTTTGTTTCAGAAGAAGATTTTAACGAAAAGCTTGAAACTATCAAGGAAAGCTATTTCCCAAATACGGTTAAACAAGCAACTTATGATTCTTTAAATGAATCAGTTGAACTCGATGAAGATTATACGACAAAAGTTGTCGATCCCTTAATCGCATCTTATGTTAATAAAATTACCAAACTTACTAAATTTTAATTTTTAAAAATATTAAGGAGAAATCTACAATGTACTTAAACGAAGACCAAATTGTTGAAAAATGGAGTCCTATTCTGGAGCACCCAGAACTAGAACCAATTAAAGACCCGTATAAAAGAACCGTTACTGCTATGGTTCTTGAAAACCAGCAAAACGCGATGGACTCTGAAAGAGGCGCGATTAATGAAACTGCTCCAACTAACGTTGCTGGCGGTATTTCTAACTTCGATCCAATTCTTATCAGCCTAGTTCGCCGTTCGCTACCTAACCTAATTGCGTATGACGTTGCTGGCGTTCAGCCTATGACTGGTCCTACTGGACTAATCTTCGCTTTACGTTCGCGTTATAACGGTCAGTCTGGTACTGAAGCGTTCTATAACGAAGCTAATACCGTATTCTCTGGTATTGTTGGTACCACTCAAAATGCTGGCGGTTCTGATACTTCTAACAACCCAGTTGCTAATATCGCTAACAGCTCAATATTCACTACTGGTCTAGGATTCAAGACTTCTGTTGCTGAACAGCTTGATACCGGAACTTTCCCACAAATGGCTGTTTCTATTGATAAAGTAACTGTAACCGCGAATACTCGTGCGTTAAAGGCTGAATATTCACTAGAACTAGCTCAAGACCTAAAAGCGATTCATGGTCTAGACGCTGAAACCGAACTAAGCAACATTCTATCTACTGAAATCCTAGCGGAAATCAACCGCGAAGTTATCCGTACGATCTACTCTGTTGCTAAACCTGGTTGCCAATGGGGTACTGTTACTTCTGGCGTATTCGATCTAGATACCGATTCTAATGGTCGTTGGTCTGTTGAACGTTTCAAGGGTCTAATTTATCAAATCGAAAGAGAAGCGAATGTAATTGCGAAAGAAACTCGTAGAGGGAAAGGTAATGTTCTTATCGTTTCTTCTGACGTAGCTTCTGCTCTAGCAATGGCTGGTGTTCTATCTTACACCCCAGCTCTAAGCGCTGATCTACAAGTTGACGATACTGGTAATACTTTCTGCGGTATGCTACATGGCCGTATTAAAGTTTACATCGACCCATACTTCGGTGGTATGTCTGCTGGTACTGAACTAGTTACTGTTGGTTATAAGGGTACTTCTCCTTATGACGCGGGTCTATTCTACTGCCCATACGTTCCTCTACAAATGGTTCGTGCAGTTGATCCAGGTACTTTCCAACCTAAGATCGGCTTCAAGACTCGTTACGGAATGGTTGCAAACCCATTTGCTGAAGGTACAACCGTCGGCGGTGGAGTTCTAAACTCTCGTTCCAACGTTTACTACAGAATCTTCGCTGTTAGAAATATCATGTAAGATTCTCGTAAACGAGAAAATAAGAAAGGGAGCTTCGGCTCCCTTTTTTTATTGAAAGAAATTATTAATTCGTTTTAATATTTCAGTTTGATCGCGTTCATCTTCATTTTGAACAACTTCTCTATAATCCATATATTCGAAATTACTCATTATATTATCAATTTTAGTTTTTCTACCCTTCAAGAAAGTATCTGATTGATTACTATTCCTTAGTTGATACCTTTCAGTTAAAGTATCTTTCTTCGCAGTAATTATTAAAAATTGAACCTCAGTATTGGGTAAAGATAAAAGGAAATCATAAAATTTTCCATTAGTTAATCTATCACCCTCAAATAAAATATTAGATTCGGTTTTTTGAACGAATTCTATAGCGGCTGGCTGAACCGCCATAGAAAAACGATCAGTTCCGGCGAATACTTCCCCTTGCTCATATTTACCTAATAGATGTAAATCTAATTCCTTATTATAGAGACTGTTAACCAACTTTACATCTTCTCGAGTTTCCCACTTATATTGATTGATAAATCTCCACATCAATGAAGTTTTTCCAGTTCCTGGTTCTCCAGAAATAGCCATAATTTTTCTCATATAAAATCCTCAATTCCTCTACTACGGTAATATCTATCATTAAAATCATTTTTAAAACAGGGCCACTCATCGTCCATCATTATAACCTGTCCTGTATCTCTATAATGATTTTGTTTTTCCGCTTTAACCCCCGGATCTAACGGATTCGCTTCTAACCTCAAATATTCAGGAAGGAGTTCTTTTCTAGCTTCCCAAAATATATTAAATTTATCAAATTCTTCCCATTTACTCTCGGCGTATTTAATGCGGTCATGGAACATATCATTATATACGTTAGGATATCTACGGTTTTTTCTATGCCAAGATTTATAACAACATAAAGTTGATTCTAGCGTAAAATAAGAAACGTCTCTATAAAAAGAAGCTTTTTTGAATCTATCCTTAGCTTCATTGAGTAAAGTTTCGCCTTCTTGTATTAGCCATTCAATAATATCTTTAGTATAACCTTCGAAATTAGGATTTAGTTTATCGTGCCAATCTAAATCGTCTCTACCTAAAACTTTACATAGACCGTTTCTATGCGATTTACTTCCATCCATATCGTATAAGAATAGTTGATCACAATCAATATTCAGACCCATAATTCTTAAATATTCTAGATAAGAAAATGTAGATAACCTGCCAAATAGATAGAAATCGTTTATTACTTTATCCCAAACATTTCTGAAATTTTCAAACTCATCTGTAGTATTAGCTAAAGAATTGAAAAAATCTTCTTGAGTTTTATCTCCGATGATTTTTTTATAATCTAGAATACATTTATCGAAGCTATTTTTAACATACCTTCTGTCAGTATCCCATCCTAATTTTGTATAATGTTCTCGAAACCAAAGATTGAAATTATCAATATCTAAGTCTTTTAAACTAGGGAATTCTTTGAATATGGTATATGTGGTTAATATGTTTTGAGAACAGCCATTAATGTAAGCAAACCATAATTTATCTTCCGTAGAGAAATTAAGTTTTTCCGATATATAAGGCATCATATAATATACGGCTCCGGGATGAGCTTTATATTTTAAATGAAATTCGTAAAATCTTAAAAATACTTCTCTTCTATATGCGGGTTGCCTAAAATCCAAACCAACCCCCAAATAAGAAAATTCTTGTTTACAAAATCTTCCTGGTTTATGCGAACTCGTTTCTTTTATCATATTTGTATTCGTTAATTTTTGTTGGAAAATCGCCAAGTTTATCTTTTAATAATTCATACATATTTTCTTTTCTAGGTTTAGAACCAACAATCCAAAAACAAGTTTTATCGTTCCATAACTCTGGAAGTTTTTCGTTTACATATGTAGCTACTTTACCTTCATACGTTGGATGTAATTCAATATCCTCGTAAAAATATGGCATCTCATCTTGATAATCCACGTACTTTGTAGTGTGTAGATCGTAATGATATAAATTATATATAGATTCTTCTTCGAAGAGAATATTAGAATACAATTCTTCTAAGTTTTTAGAATGAATATAATTTCTTTTGAATATCTTAGTATCTAGGCCAGATTGCTGTTGGATAATATCTAACCTTTCTTCGATAAAAGGAATCTTATTTGGCCCAATCCCGATTAAATAGATATTCTTTAAATTTTTAGGTTTAAATCTAGCAATCCCATATAAGATGGAAGTGCAACTATTACAACTTCCAGCAGGTATAATTAGATTTTCGATGTGATCTGGAATGTTTCTAACTTGCTCAGATCCAACTAAATGAAATTGTTCTACTTTACTTGGATGATTAATTTTATGATCTACGGTAATACCATACTCTAGATAAAAATAATCTTTAACATCGCTATCTTCTCTTTCAAGAATCTCGTTAACTTTTCTTTGTAGAACAGGATTGTATGCTATTTGAGGGTTTACAAAAAACCTAGCTCCAAACCAAGTGGCCATCGCTACGTTTTCATGTTTATGCGCTATCTCAGCTTTAGTTGCTCCAATAACGTGTATACTTTCTAATCCGAAATGCATAGCGATAGCAGACCCCATAGGAAGTTGCGGGGATTTTACGCTAGTGCCAGAAATAACTCCGATGGGATTATTACCCTTTTCAACGTATTCTTTAGTTAACCAAATACATTGTCGAAGCTTAGATCCATTAATCCCTCCATATCCAAGAGGGGCGAATTTATCTTCCCTCTTGAAATATAGATTTCCAATTTTTTCAAC